TTGCAATTTTGCTGATCCAATAATCCCCCATTTCTTCACGGTAGAATACCAAAGGGCGACCGAGTCACCGATGTGATGCTCGCCCGTGACATCCGGGTTCAATGGCACGCCGGGGTTGTTGGGGTCAGGCCAAGTGCTCACGGCTTCACCTTCCCTGCGAGGATGGCAAGTCCGCTCTCGGTGTTTTCGATGTAGTTCAGCGTCCGGTAGAGCGCCTCCCGCAGCCGCGCGTTCTCGGCGCGGAGGGCGTCAGTCTCGGCTGGGGTTAGGACTGGGCCTTGGTAGTGAAGACCCATCTCGGCCACCATCCGTGGCGTCCACACATCTCCAACCGCCCATGTGCCTAGGTCTGCTACCCATATCACTGGATGTGGCTTGTCATTATCCGGGTTAAAAAGCCAATGAATGCCGTCCCTATCAGGGTTCAGCGGCACACCGGGCTTGTCGGGGTCAGGCCAGCCGCTCATGGCTTCACCCCCGGCGCTGCTGCGATCACATCTTTCCATAATTGTATTGTTGTTTCGTCTTGCATCATGTCATCATAACTATCCATGACGCGGATCATTTTCCAAGTCGGCTCAACGGGCACCACCGCCCACCCTGCCGCGCGGATGGCGGCGCGCAGATCACGCTCGACGTAGGGCTTAGCAGTCCAACGAGTTTCGGGAGTGAGGTACTCCCAGATAGCGTCAACCATTGCGTCCATCAGTTCGGCTTCGTCTTTTGCTGGTTCGCTCATTCTGCGCTCTCCTCTCGCAGGGCGTCGGTCAACGCCTTAGTCGCATCCATGAACACTTGCATGGCGCGCGCATACGAACCATTGCTATATGCCATGTCATCACCCTGCTCGACGGCAAGCACAGCATCTAGGGCGGCACCGACTTTGGCGCGCAAGGCCTCAATGTCGGGCTTAGGGGGCTGTTGGACGGTCACTGGGCGGTCTCCTCTCGTTTGCGGTACATGACGACTCTGACAATGCCGAGAGCCTCCAGCATGGCTCTGCCGGGCTCACAGCGTGAATGCAGGACGTTGCTCACATACGTCGATGATATGCCGTGAGCATCGGCCCATTTCTTTTGGCCACCGGCGGCCTTGCAGGCGTCTGTCAGCAACCGACAGACGTCGACATGGTCGATGTAATAGGTGGGCATGTGTGTTCTCTATCGAGTTATGTGTTGGATTTTGAAGAAGTGTCGCATAACACACCGCAATCTGGCATTGATTTCAAACGCCGACCCTTTGCGGTCTCAGGTAGTTCGTCGAGAAAAATTCGCTTTCCTGCATGTCGAACAAGTTTGGCACCGAGTTCACGGGACAACTTGGCACGCGCTTCAAATGTTTCAGGGTCGGTCGATCTGACCAAATTCCAATAGGTCGGGCTTGTGGCTTTCACGCAGCCCGAGCAATTGGCATTGGGGAAACCCACTTTGTATGACCACGGCAGATCAATGCCCGCTTCACGAATTGTGCGAAAACAATCCTCCCGGGATATTGCCAGATCAATCAGCACGGGCAGTGTGTTAGGTGCGTCGGTTGACACAATTCTATTGTGGCGATGTTTTTCCTCTGACGTGAACCCAAACACATGCCATTCAGGTTGATATGTTGCCTCCCATTCAAACCGGGCACCTTTCTTCAACAGTCCCGTGCATGGCGCACCCTTTGGCCCGCTCATGAATGAACGCTGCCGCCAAACTTTATCGGCAGAGGTGTGACCCAAGTCAGAATTTGTTACGTTCTCAATAGGGTGTCTCAGCCAGTCGGAAACATCTTTTAGAAATCTCCGGTTATCGGCGGGCTCCTCATCAACCATATTGTTCAAAATTCTCACGTCACACGTCGAGCCGTAAAGCTCCAAAGTCTTCTTTGCAGCCACCGCAGACGGTGCCCCGCATGAAAACCATACGGCGATCATATCGTTTTGCTTCGGTTTCATTGTGCCGCTGCCTTTTTGCGGAGGCGCTTTAAAACTCGTTCGGCTTTTATGGACACCCGCTGAAGAACAGCTATAAGGTCAATTAGCTTTTCTGGCGCGGCCTTCTCGTCCCACTCGACCGCATTTCGGATGGATTGGTTCAAAAGGTTCTCAAATGTTTCGGTAATGGTCCAGCTCGTTGCTTCGTCATCTCCGCAGATTACATATGGAGCACCATCGCCTACACAGCCATCTATGAAGTTTTTGCGCAGGTCTTGGCGTATTTCCTTTGCGAAAGCTCTAGCCGCCTTCTTGCCGTAATTATCGGCGGCGTGTGTGTCGTCGAGCCAATCAAATGCGTCCTTAAAGATTTCGCGCTTGGGCATTGTTTTATGCTCCCACCTTGGCTCTGACGCGCAGGGTCGTGACGACGGTCTGGCGCGTGCATTCGACGACCTGATCAGGCGTCAGGTATTTCTGGGCGGTCTTGGCGTCGAACGTCGCGCGCTCGCTGAGAGCGATCACCACGTCAGCGTAATCGCCTGTGACGCGCTCGAGGCCGGTCGAGATGATCTGCTCGCGCAGAGCCTTCACCTGGGCCTCGATCTCTTTGAGGCGCTCGCTCAGCGTGCTGTAACGGTCAGCAAGGGAAAGATTATCAAGCATGTCAGTGTCTCCGAGTTATGAGTTATCCGGGCGGCGTGCCCTGAGACGTCTTTTATAATGGCCAAAAACGGTAGGCAATAGAATTTTTCAAAAATTATTCAGTCTCTGGCATCAATAGGCCACCGACGGCGAGATGCAGGCCAAGCGCCACGGCAGAGGATGCAGGCACGCTGGCATAACCCACCTGGGCCTCGGTCTCGTATACGAGCAGCAGCACGGACGGATCGCGCGACAGAACCTCCTCCAATGCCTTGCGGGCAAAGGCGGCAATCGAGCAATCGTCGGGGTCGATGCGTTCTACTTTTGCCGGTTTCTTCATGCCGAGCGGCCTGCCTGCACGCGCACGCGAGGCTTACCAGCAAGCTCCTGGCCGCGAAACCACGCGACGCCATTGATCACTTCGCAAAGCTCTGGCGGCATGAGTTCCCCGTTTCGGAATGTGAGCACGGCGAAGCCGGGCGTCCAAAGCCGGGTGTTACCCTGCATGTAGCCAAAGCAAGGCCATGTCAGTTCGGCCAGCATGCCGCATTGCACGCCCCACCGACGCCCGCGCATGTCCACAGTTGGCACGGACTGGAGAGCATGCGAGTCGCCGCTGATAAAATTAACGCCTGATTTGGTAGTGTTGTTGTAGCCCGCGTGAATGCCACCATGAAACCGGTGCATGACCACTGAGTCATTCAGGTCTAGCCGGTGACACATCTGCCAGTCTGGAAATTGCCCAGCAAAATCAAATCCCTCGACGCCTTCAAACATCGCCGCGTTAAGTGCCAGATATTTGTCGAATCTGTCGTCGTGATTGCCGCGCACCCACCAGCGCAGGGCGCGAGGCGCTAGGCCCATGATGTCATCAAGGTGTTGTTTTGCGGCCTCGAGTTCGTCTTTAACTTTGATCCGCTTGTTCCAGCCGATTGGATCATGGCGCGATGGCTCGCCCATATCCAGCAGGTCGCCAACACTGAGTAGGATGTCGGGCTTGATCTGCGGGATCGCCCGCAGCAATGCTTCGTGGGCAAGGCTGCGGGGCTGGTGCAGGCTGGTCCAATGAGCATCGCCAAATGCTACAACGGTCGCATTGGGGTGCCGTATTTTTTCAGTCAGTTCGCACTCGGGCGGATTGTCGGGATCGTATGCCACGGCCTGCCGGTGCATTTTTCGCACGTCGGGCTTGTGGAAACGGCTGAGGGCGGCTTCGTACTGATTGGCCACTGTTTTGTTGGACATCGGCGGGTTGAACGACCGGGCCGCTGTGCTGACATTTCCGTGGATGGCGACGGCGGTATAAACCGCCTCGATGTCGCTCCATTTATACGCGGGCTGCGCCATAAAGCTGGAACCTCCGGTCAGAAACGCGCCGTCAAGACGCGCTTCTGTGGATAACCATCAATTGGCAAAAAATCTAGTCAATCATCATATTATCGTTATGCGTCATCCTCGGTGTTGAGTTCGGCAATCGCGGCCAGTTCCTGCACCAGGGCGCTGGCTTCAATCCGTAGCGCGCTGGCAAGGTAGTGCTTGGCAAGCACCTCTCGACCATAGGCCATATGCTCTGCGGCGATGGCCTGGAGCATCAGCGAGACATGGGCATCCAGGGCATCGGGAATGCCTGGGTGGCAGTGGCTCGCGCGGGCGATGTCCATCGCCAGTGCGCTGGCCTGATCGCGCACTGCCTCAGCGAATTTGAGATATTGTGCGTTGACCGGCGGGGCGATCATTTTTTTAAAAACGCTCACGACATAACCTCCACCACCATCGTGACGTATTTTAGATCATGTCGGGCACTGTCGTCATCGCCCTGAGAGCGATGCGTCAGGTACTCAGCCACGGTCGACATGACCTCGCGGGCCACCTCTGGGTTAGCGTGCGTTTTGCGGGCGATGGCTTTGACCTGGGCGGCCATCTCGAGGTCAACGAGGTGCATGGGCATTGGGGGTTTAGACATTGGTCTCTTCCTTTGTGGTTGCGAGGTAAGTGGCTTTGCCGCCTGCTCCCAGGCGGCTTTTGCGGCAGAACTGGATGGGTCCGACAAACGCGCACTTGAGTTGCAGGTGGCGCAACAGCGTCATTGTTGTGACGCGCCACGTCCGGGGGCGCTCGGTTTTGCTGAGGTAGATCGCATTGGCGATGGCCTCGACCGGCACCTCCTCGCCGCAGTGTTTGGCGAGGTAGCGCACCGCGCGATCTTCGTGCGGCGTGAAGAGCAGGTGCAGCTTCAGCGGTTCGCTTTGGATTGTGTCGGTCATTCTTTGGTTTCCAATTCAACAACGGGTAAATTCATGCTCCACCGTATTTTGCGGCCCGGAACTAACGCGGCTTTGCGGGGTCGTGAGGGGCAAGACCATTCTCCTCCGCCAGCTGGACCGTCGCAAATTGCTCCAATCGCACGCAACGAAGCGCCCCCCTCTTCGGGAAGGGTGTATGTCAGCACTCGCTCATACCCGAGTGCTTGGGCCACTCGTTTTGCCCTGGCTAAGAGGGCTGAGGCGGCGTGCCGCGCATCGGCCAGAACGCAGAGTCTGGTAATCTCGGCGGTTCGGCCATCGTCAGCCATGCGCGCCACAGGCCTGCCAATCACCGCTACTCCCACCAGTTGATCACCGTCACGCAGTCCCAGACACACAATGCCACCCTGCGGCGGTTTATGATGACGGTGGTGCTCTGAGATGAAGGCACATGCCAATCGGAAAGGCACATGCCGGGCAGTAAAGCGGCTCATCGGTTGCTCATTTGCATGTTGGCATCTGCCGCGATGTGCGGCGACGGCACAGGGTAAAGGGGCTTGCGCTCGTAGGGTTTGCGGGCAGGCTGCCACGGCATGGCCTCGGCAATCTCGTGCATGTGCCAGCTTTGCACCATGCGTGCGGCCATCTTGTCGATGCTCTCCATGGACGCCAAGGGGTGCTGCTTACGCAGCTTCTTGAGGCGCTTGGCTACCTCGATGTCGCACCATTGCTGAGGGCCTTCCTGCAACGCCTGACGGGTCAGGGGCGGCAGGTTGTCATAGGCATCCCACCGGGCATTCGGCTTGTGGCGGGTGAAACGGGTGCGGCCATTGCTCATTGCACAGACCCCTTGGTCAAAGCGTGTAGTGCAGCAATACCGCGCTGGAAAACGGCATCGCCATTGGTTTCGCAGTTGGTGACGAAAGTGTCGATCCGACCACGTAGCGGTGCCAGCGCAGCCTCGAGGGTGGCAGCAACCTCGCCCACCAGATTTTCGCTGTTGCAGCCGCCTGCGATGTCGGCGTGCTGGTCCCAGACGTCGTTGAGCAGGTTGCAGATGCGCTCCAAGCGCTGCGCGGCGGTGACAAAACGCTCGGCGGGTGTCTCGTCGTGCTCGGCGGCGTAAGGGCTGGCAGGGTGATTGGCGCGGAAGTTGTCGGGATAGGGCATTTGAGTTCTCCAGTTATTGAGTTATCGGCGTCGTTGCCTGGAACCGGTGTAGACCCCGGCTCCGAAAAAGAAAAGAGCCTTTTTACGAATTTTGTGAAAATTATTTTTTGCTCCGGCCTTTTTCAGGCGACGTGCTCGGCCAGAACCTGCAATTCGTTCATCACCTTGATCAGAGCATGCTTGCGGGCGTCGTGTTCGGCATCGGCCTGGGCGCAGGCGTCAGGCCCCTGCGGGTAATAGTCGCGGCCATTCGGCGCGGCGCATGCTAAAGCCTCCAGGGCAGCTTGGATGGCTGAGATGGCTTCGCAGTAGCCCCAGCGCAGTGCCCGGGCGCTGGTGCCGTTCATGTGGATCGTGGGAAGCATCATGGCTCAGGCCTCCGACATTAGCTTGCGGGCTTGCGCTTCGAGTGCGTCGGCGCGCTTGTGCAGGTCTCGATAGCGTTTTGTGCGACCATCGAGGTATGCGAGGTTGGCCTCGTAACGGAGGCGATTAACCTCCCGTTCAAGGTGATGGCGGGTGAGCGGTATGGCCTTGGTCATCTGAGTTATCCTTTCTGGGTTGGGGTGGTCCCCCGGCTTTCGCCGGGGGTAGTCTCTCAAAAGTTGTAGTCGTAAAATTTGACCGGCTTGTCGTCCAACGAGTAGCGGTTGTCATGGGCGTCATACCACTGGCCATCGCGGCGCAGACGGATGCGGATGATCTTGCGCTCCAGGTCGCTGCTGATGAACCACTTCTGGTCGCGCTGGTTCACCACGGTGCCGAAGAACCCACGGGGCACAAAGTCCATTTTCCAAGAATCGTCGCGCTCGGCCTTCATGGCGCGGATTTCGATGGTCTTGGGGCTGATCTGACGGATCACCTCGTAGGGGTTCACGTCGGTGTAGCCGAGCTTGTTAGCGTAGGGGGCGATGGTCATGGTGGTGTCGGTCATCTGAGTTATCCTTTCTGAGTGGCGTTGTTGCCTGAAATCTGTTTACCGGCAGGCGATAAAAAAGAAAAGAGCCTTTCGACCATTTTTCGAAAAAAAATTATATGAATTTCGAAAGCCCGGGTGAACGCCCGGTTCCGGGCTTTCGATCCGGGCTTTCGCTTGCAGCACATGTGACGCTGGTTGCTGGAGGCGGTCCTGGCACTCGCCAGACCGCCGCAGGCAACGAAGTGTCTAGGACGTCAGTCACAAAATTATATGAAATTCGAAAGCCCGGCTTTTTGGTTTTCCTTTAGGCCGGGCGTTCGATTCCGGGCTTTCGATTTGGGCATATAGTCATAAATTTCTGAGGGGGCGTTTGGAGCGCAAAATGGCTCTAAAATGAGCCCCTTATTGCCCGGTTTGGGGTCCGGTTTAGGGTTTCGGCGGGGCGAAAGCCCGGATTACAAAAACGCAATCCGGGCTTTCGATTGCATGAATTTGATGGGTGTTCTGTAAACCGAAACGCCGCCCACCGGGGGGTGGACGGCGCTGCCGGGGAGCTGTCATTGCCGGACACCATGTCCGACGCGATGAGGCTATCATTGCCGCTTGATGCGATGCAAGGGCTCGCGATATGATGGGGCATGCCAGACATTAAAACGATAACGCGACGAACGGCGGGGGCTCAGCCGGTTGCGCGTGCCCGATGCGATGAAATTGGAATTGATTCGGTCTGCGACATGATCGTCTCTGGCGTCACGATGACGCAAATATCTGATGATTTGGGTGTCAGTCTAAACCGATTACTTACTTGGATCGAAGATGATCCCGCGCGCTCCGCGCGTGCGCGCGAAGCTAGAGTGAGGTCTGCGCGTTTTTGGGACGAGAAAGCCGCCCGCGTTATTGAAGCCGCGCCCGACAAGTTTGAGCTAGAGCGCGCGCGTGAACTTGCTCATCACTATCGATGGCGCGCGAAGGCAATTGCTCCGCGCGATTACGGCGACAAAGTTCAGCAGGAACACACGGGCGCTGGTGGTGGTCCCATCGCCATTGCGGCGGTTGATCTGCGGAACCTCACCGATGCCGAACTCGAGAGCATGAACCTGCTCATGAGCAAAGCCTCGAGCACGCCGTGACTAAGCCGCTGACGCCTGCTGTCATGCTCGACATGATCAAGAGGGAGAAAGAGAGGCGGGCGGCCTCGGCCAGCATGTACGAGTTCGTGCGACAATCCTGGCACGTCGTCGAGCCCGGCGTGCCGTTCGTGCCGTCGTGGCACATCGAAGAGATATGTGAACATTTGGAGGCAATCACGGCGGGCCAGTTGCGAAAGCTTCTCATCAACATCCCGCCGCGCCATTCGAAGTCCACTATCGTCAGCGTGATGTGGCCGATGTGGGAGTGGCTGACCAACCCCGAACACAAATATCTCTGCGCCAGCTACAGCGGCAACCTGAGCATCCGCGACAACTTGAAGGCGCGCCGCCTCATTCAGTCGCCCTGGTATCAAGAACGATGGGGTCACCTGATCAAGCTGTCTGGCGATCAGAACGCGAAGCAGCGTTTTGAGAATGACCGCACAGGCTACAGGCTCGCCACGTCAGTGGGTGGCACGGCAACCGGTGAAGGTGGCTCACGCCTTATCCTCGACGACCCTCATAGCGCCCAGGAGGCCCAGAGCGACACGATCCGCGCCAGCGCCCTCGAATGGTTCGACGTGGTGTGGTCGACCCGCCTGAATGATCCCAAACGCGATGCGATGGTCACGATCATGCAGCGCCTTCACGAGCGCGACATCTCGGGACATATCCTCGAGGACATCGGGGGCTGGGAGCACCTGCTCATTCCGGCTGAGTGGGATGGTGTGCGGCGCAAGACAGTGCTGGGCTCGTATGATCCGCGCCAGACCAAGGGTGAGTTGATCTGTGCCGAGCGGTTCGGTGCGAAAGAGATCACCGAGCTTAAGCAGTTGCTGGGCGTGTACGGCACCGCCGGTCAGCTACAGCAAGACCCGACACCAACGACCGGCGGTATCCTCAAAACCAGTGAGATACAGCTATGGCCCGCCGATAAGGCGCTGCCGCAGTTCGAGTACATCCTGCAATCGTACGATTGTGCATTTACCGAGAAAACATCGGGCGATCCGACAGCCTGCACGGTGTGGGCCGTGTTCACGCATGGCGGTCAGCGCAACGTGCTGCTGATCGACGCCTGGGACGAGCATCTCAGTTATCCCGATCTGCGCGCCCGGGCAATCAAAGACTGGTCGACCGAGTATGGTGCGACGAGCGTCAAGGACGGCATCCGCCGCCCGCGCAAGCCCGACAGGATACTGGTCGAGGCTAAGGCGTCCGGTCAATCGCTGCTGCAAGACCTGCGTCAGGCCCGCGTGCCTGCGGTGGGTTACAATCCGGGCATGGCCGACAAAGTCAGCCGGGCACACCAAGCCGCGCCGACGCTGGAGTTAGGGTTCGTGTGGGTGCCCGAAAGCGGCAAGAATAGGGGCCAGCCGGTAAGCTGGGCGACAGCCTGCATCAAGCAACTGGCTAAGTTTCCCGTTGCAGAACATGATGATTACGTCGACACCTTCACACAGGCCGTGCTATTCCTGAAGAATGATGGCTGGTTTGAGTTGCCACAGGCTCGAGAACGCGATGAGCCGCCCCAGTTTCGACGCGAAAAGGTGAACCCATATGCCGCCTAAGAAACCGATCTGGGACAAGAAGCGCCCCTCCGATCTGGGCGAGAGCAAGGAACTGTCATCGAAGCGCAAGGCGTCGGCCAAGGCCATGGCCAAGTCTGCCGGTCGACCCTACCCTAACATGGTCGATAACATCCGGGCGGCGAAGAAGAAGTGAGCAAGCGGATCGATAAGGACGCGATGGTTTGTAACAAGCCACGCCGCACGCCGGATAATCCGAAGAAGTCGCACGTCGTCAAGGCATGTTTCGACGGCAAAGAGAAGGTCATCCGGTTCGGTGAGCAGGGCGCAGAGACTGCGGGCAAGCCGAAAGAGGGCGAGTCGGATCGGATGAAGGCGAAGCGTGCCAGTTTCAAGGCTCGGCATGGCGAGAACATTGCTAAGGGTAAATCGTCCGCCGCCTACTGGGCAGACAAGGTCAAGTGGTAAGGAAGCCGTAGCATGAGCCAGAGCAACACCCCAAACCGCATGACGGCTTTAGGCCTGCTTGAGCAGATGCGCCGGGCCAATGCGAACCGC